GGTGCTGCTGGTCAGGTCGCTTTGGCCCGCCACTGCCAGCTTTTCTGCGGTGCTGACAAAGCCCACCGCGTCGCTCCAGGCCACGCCCGCGCTCACGGCGGTGTACAGCGCTCCGGTAATGTCGTCCAGCCCCTTGGTGGAGCCGCTGGCAAAGTCAACCACGCCGTCGCGGAAAGTCTTCACCTGCGCGGTGGTGCCGCCAAACAGCGTGCCAATCTCGGCAATCTTGCCATTGAACTGGCCAGCCGCGTTCAGCGCCGCGCCACCAAACGCCAGCCCCAGCGCCACAATGGCGGTGTCGGTCAGCTTGACGGCATCGGCCAACTAGTTGAGCTGGCTGATGGCGCTTTGCGCCTGGTCGGCAAAGTTGCTGATGCCCGCACCCACGCTCGACAACCCGCTGCCGGTGTTGTCCACCACGCCAAAAATGATCTCTACCGCTTTGGTGATGTCAGCCACGTGTCAATCAGCTAAGTAGCTGCTCCTTTTGCTCGTACCACAGGCTCCACACGGCCAGCTCGTCAGGCGTCAAAAAACCCTGCGGAAAAAGATCAGGCCGGTGCTGGTATAAAAACCCTCCCCGCATCTCGCACAGCTGGAGCGAGGGCACCAGGCCTACGCCGGCTGCGAAGAGGGCGGCGGCTTTACCCGGCTGCCCCCCTGGCCGGTGAGCTGCGTCACCCGGTTGCTGAGGTCGTAGAACTCGATCGGGCACACCTCGGCCAGCTTGGCCGCGGCGGCGTGCGTGAGCTTGGGGGCCACACAGCCCTGCACCAGAATCTCCATGCGTTTGGCCACCTCACCCGGCACGTCGGCGCTCAGGCCCAGCGCCTGGCGGATCAACGCCACCTGGTCCTTCTGGCTGGCAATGGCTTTCACCACCACATCGATGCCGTTTTGCCGCGCGCCGGCCTCCAGCGCGCGCTGCAGCTCGCTGGCGCTCAGGCCCCGCACCACAAACACGGGCGGTGCGCCGTCACCAAAAAACTCGGCCAGCTGCGGTACCGTCACGCTCTCGGTGCGGGCGGTAAATTCAGCGGCTGTGAAGGCCTCGGCATTGAACGTCATGATCAGCCCACCTCGGTGGCAGTCTTGGTGGCGCTGATGGTGCAGGCCGCCTTGATGGTGTCACCAGCCGGGAACGTGCGCGACACGCCCAGCTTGCCCTGCGTCAGCAGGTAGGGCGTCTTGTAGCGGTCGGGGTAAAAGCGGAACCACAGCAGCGCGTCTTTGCTCGCCACCAGACCGTCGGTCACACCGTCTTCCAGGTAAGCGGTAAAGCCGCCCTGCCCCAGGCTCTTGCTGGTACTGCCCAGCGTGGTGCCGTAGATCTGTGTGGAGCTGACGCTGTGCGATGTCTCGGGCGCGGTGAAGTCGCTGGCCAGCGACACCTCGGCAAAAATCGGCGCGGCATAGCTGGCATACACGCCCTTGGCCACGTTGCCGGTGTGGATGGCGGGCAGCGCGCTCAAAAACGTCACTTTGCCCAGGTCGTAGTTCACGTTGTACAGCGGGTAATTGGCCCACTCGCTGTGCGTGCCCACCACGGCAAACACCTGGTCGGTGGTGATGGCGGCGGCGGCGCTGGTGACCAGGCGGATCTGGCCAATCTCGATACTGCCCACCGGGATCAATGGCGGCCCCCCAGCCGTGCCGCGTACCTCGCTGAAGGCGGCGCTCAAACTGTCAGTGCCAGCCACCACGGCCACAGCCCCGGCGCTGGTTACCGTCACCGAAGACACCTTGGCCACATTGGTGGCCGGGCGCGTGATGGCCACGGCGGCTTGTGCGCCCACACTGGTCACCACGCCGGCCAGGTTGCAGGTGAGCGCGGCCACGTTCACGGCGTTGTTGGTGGCGTCCGGCGTGATCACACCGCCCGTCAGCAGGCCATTGGGCCGCACCACCGGGGCGGCGCCGGTCTTGCCAGACCACAGGCTGGCGGCGCTGTTGAAAATGGTTTTGTCGCCGGAATCTGTCAGCGCGCTCATGGCGGTGGCGGCCTGGCCGGCTTCGTATTCAAGCTTGGCGTTTTCTGCGGTGGACATGGTGTTGCTCTTTCAAAAAAATGGTTTACAAGGGGGCGCCAGGGCTGCCCTGCGCGGTGGTGTAGGTGATGGCAAAACGCTGCTGGCCAATGGTGATGGGCAGGTCGCCCATCACACTCAAGTCGGGCCGGTAGCCTGCCGGGGCAATGTCTTTCACCCCGGCAATCACCAGGCTGGCCAGCACGGTTTCTACCTGCGCCAGCAAGCTGTCGCGGGTGGTGGCGTAATTGCTGGCCTGCTGCACCTCGGCCGTAACGGCCAGGCTTAGCGTGCGGTCAATGCGGCGGGCGGACCGGCCCGCGTGGTAGTTGTTGACTACGGCCTGGTCTTCTCCCGCGTCTTCCACACACAAGGCTGGGAAGGCGGTGCGCGGGTCGTACACGGTGTCATACACGCGCGTTCCCGCCAAGGTTCCGGCTGCTTTGAGTGCGGCCACCACGGCGTCGCGGATGACCTGGCGTGCGTGGCTCATGCGGTGCGCTCCAGCAGCAACAGGCTGATGCCGGTGCCGTCAGGCTGCACGCTGCGCACCCGGTAGGTTTTGCCACCATGCACCAGCACGCTGGCGTTGGTGGTAGTGCTGCAGTCGGCGCTGGCCAGGGTAAAGGCACTGGCCGTGGCCGCCATGCCGTCAAAGGCCTGGGTGTAAGCGCCGTCAAACAGGCCGTGCACCACCACCCCGTCAAGGGTGGCAGTTTCGGCAAATTCGGCGATGTTCATGAACACGCTTAGGTCTTCGGCAAACATGGCATCACGGCGCTCAGGCCACGGCGGACTTGATGAGGTAGCCGCTGTCGGCGCTGGTCAGCACCACCTGGCTGGCATCGCTCACTGGGTACATGAACGAGTTTTTGGCGCGGTCAAGGTAGGCCTCTTCCACTACCGGGCGGCCGGTCAGCTGGTAGGTGTAGCCAAAGTTCTGGCTGCCCATTTCCTGTAGGCTCTTGGGCGTCACGTAGGCCAGCACCGCGTCATTGCCCCACACGTCGCTGAACATGCCGGCGGTGTCGGTGATGGCCTGGCCCTCCACGATGCGGTCAATCTCAAACAGCGCCTGCAGCTGCGCCACGGTGGCGGGTGTGCGGTCGGTGCTGGTGCTGAGCTTGTCCAGCACATTGGGGTGGATGCGCAGCGCGGACAGCACGGCGGGGCCAAGCACCATCACGTTGGGGCGGCGGCCAATTTTCTTGCGCACCGCCTCTTTGGCCGCCTCGATGTTGATAAACGGCACGCTGGTGGATGCCGTCCACAGATCGGCACCGGCCAGCGTGACTTTGTTGCCAGCAGCATAGGCGCCCGCGGCACGGGCCAGCGCTGCGGCGTTTACCTCGCGCTCCAGGCTCATTTTGTTTTGCACCACGGTGATGGTGGCACTGGCCAGGTCGATGCCGGGCACCACCGAGGCCTCGTCCATGATCTCGAGCGGCACTTTGCCCATCAGGCGGTTGTCCACCAGGCTGTAAGTGCCTTTGCCGTAACCGATGTCGATGGACTTGGTGTCTGCACCAGGGGCACGGCGCGTGTCAATCACCTGAAACTGCTCGCGCCCGAAGGTGATGATGGTGCCACCGCGCTGGGTGACGGGCACCACCGGAAACAGCACATCGGACACCAGTGGGAACTGGCTTTCGTAACCGCGTGCCACGGCGGTCAGGATCGGGTCGATCACCCGGGCTTGGGAGGGGGACATTTGGGCCATGCCGAGAATGAGCCCCTTATTCGCCATGTAGCCAAAAAGAGCTTCATTGGCTTTTTGGCCAGCACTGGCCAGCGCGGACATAAACAAGGCCACAAAGGCCGCGAAAACCAAACGGAATTGTTTCATGATGTTTTCCTAAATTGGGTTGGGTCTGATCAGTCAGTTCAGACGGCGGTCACGAGCAGGCCGGCAGACGGCACCAGCAGCACCTCAAGCAGGCTGCCGTTACCTGCGGCGGCCTCCAGCGCGCGGCCCACGGTGTGTTTGTCGCCGTCGTTGTCGTGGGTGATCACCTTGCCGTCGGCACCCACCATCAGGGTGGCATCGGCGGTAATGGCGGCGCCGGCTTCAATGATGGCGGTGCCATGCACGTCAACCGGCAGCGCGTCGCCAATGGCGCCGTTTGAGCGGGTAACACCCAGCGCCAGGCCTGCGGCGGCGGGGTAGGCCCCGGCCAGGGTGATGCAGCGGTTGGCCACCACAGCGGCGGTGGCGATGACGGTGAGCGTCATCAGGGAAATGTTGGCTTTGGACATGATGTTTTCCAGGTGTTAAGTGTTTGCGGGCGGGCTTTGCGGCTCAGGCAAAGTCCAGTTCTTTCAACGCGGCCACCACGCTGATGCCCTTGGACTTGGCCAGGGCCTGCGCCTCGGCGGCTTTCTGGGCGGCGGTTTTGGCCGCGTCCACCGGAGCGGTCGGCACCAGTGGCAGCGGCGCGGGCGCATCTGCAGCTAGGGCGGTGGCCTGCGCGCTGCGCTGTTGCTTTTCAGCGGCCAGCACGGCCATGGCGGCGTCGCCGGCGGTGCTGTGGCCGTCAAATTTCAGCGCGGCAATCAGCGCGTCATGGCCGGGCACGGCCTGCGCCTCGATGGCCTGAATGCGCGCGCGCTCTTGCGCCGCGCCCTCGGCTTGCACGGCGGCCAGCACATCAGGTGCCTCGGCCGCGAGTTGTTCACGGGTAATGGGCATTGCTGCTCCTTGAAGTTTGGGGTTGTGCGCAACACCGGCGCGGGGAGGTTTGCCGCTTGCGCGGTCTTGATTGAGCTGGTCGATGAGCGCGTCGAGGGTGGCAACACCGTCCACCAGCCCCGCGTCAATGGCCTGCTGCCCAATAAAAATACGGCCGTCGGCCATGTCGGCCAACACCTTGTCAGCACTCACGCCGCGCTGCTTGGCCACGGCATCCACAAAAAGTGCATACGTGTAATCCACCTGGTCCTGAATGGTCTGGCGGCCTTCCTTGCTCAGCGGCTCATAGCTGCTGGCAATGCGCTTGTATTTGCCCGCGGCAATCTCGGTGGTCTTGATGCCCTGCGTGGCCTGGGCCTTGGAGACATCAGTGTGCGTGGCCACCACACCAATCGAGCCCACCACGGTGGTGGCGTCGGTGATGTACACGGCCTGCGCCGCCGAGCCGATCCAGTACGCCGCGCTGGCCATGGTGCCGCTGGCCAGCGCCACCACGGGTTTGCTTGATGCGGCCACCAGCTCGGCCAGGCTGATGGTGCCGTCCACTGTGCCGCCGGGGCTGTCGATGGCCAAAATAATGCTGTGCACGGCAGGGTCGGCCAGTGCGGCCTTGAAGTCGCGCCCCACCAGCTCGGTGCTCACGCCGCCGCTGATTTGGCTAAACAGGTTGGCACGCTTGGCAATCACGCCATCCAGCGCCAGCACCGCCACGCCGTCGCGCACCTCATACCCCTTGGGCTCGTTGGCCAGCGGGCGGCCCAGCTTGGCCTCCAGGGCGGCAATGTCGATCTTGTCACCGCGCAAGTGCGTGGCATAGATGGCCTGAATCTCAAGCAGCTTGGCCGGCTCTATGGCCCAGGGGGCGGTCAGGACGTCGAGTAATTTCATGGCCCTGACTTTAAAAAAATCAGGCTGTCTCAAATAGGGCAAATTGAGACGACTTTAAAAAAATCTCAAACGCGGCCAGGGCCAGTACCTCTTTTTTGTGCTCACGGATTAAAACTCATGAACTGCGGCGCTCCCGGTCTATGGACCGATCAATAAAAGGATGCTTCTGCTCATGCTCCCACTGCTTGCGGCAGTGGTCAGGCTGCCAGAAAAACAGCATGTTGATGAAGGCAGCAGTCCATCCCCAAACAGGCTGATTTCTGACATCCATGCGGTACGCCCGTGAACTAAGGGTCTCGTAAAACGTCCCGCCAGTTAATCTGTTGACAACCCGGTCGATCCACACGAGCGCATCAAGCAGCATGCTCATTTACAGCCCCAGCTTGGCTTTTTCGTCCCGGCTCCATTGCCGGCACTGCTCCACATAGGCACCAAATGCCAAAAGCTCAGCTTGCTCGCCCGGCTCAAACGTATAAACCCCCAACGCAACACCCACGCCGATGCGCGCAAATTTTGCCTCGTCGCTCATGCTGTAGCGGCCGCGGATTTGTTGTTCGGTGCGCTCGTAAATCAGCTGCACATGCGGGCTTGCCGCCTTGATGCGCGCCACCAGGTCATCACCCAGCGCCACCGGCTGCGGGTTGATCTCGCTCGGTTGCGTGGGCAGCGTCAAGCCATCCGGCACGGCCACGTAGGTGGTGCCGTCAAGCGTGCACAACTCGGTGCAGCGCAGGCTGTCGTCCGCGCCCTGGTTGTCTGGCAGCGCCATTTGAATGATGGTGTGCGGTGTGGAAAACTTTTGGTAGGCATAGATAGAGGTCATGGTGCTTTTCCTTCAGGTAAGTTAAAAGTGGTTTAAACGAGCAGGTGCGCCGTGCATGGCCCAGGCGCGACACCACGCCATCCATGCGGTCACGGCGGGCGTCGGTGCGCATGGCGCGGATGACGTGCGGGCGCACAAAACGCCCACGCGCCCAGGTGCGAAAGCCGCAAAAGTTGGCGCCCCGTTTCACCGGGTGCAGGCTGTAGTGGCTGATCTCCAGGCCCAGCCCAGCCAGGTGCGTGCGTATGGCCGCCAGCCAGGCGGCGCCGGTGGTGCGGTCGGGGGCCAGCATGATGCTGTCATCCATGTAGCGGCCATAGTGCGGCACCTTGAGGGTGCGCTTGCAAAACTGGTCGAGGCTGTTAAGGTAGATGTTGGCAAAGGTCTGACTCATCAAGTTGCCAATGGGCACGCCGGTGGGGCTGTCGCGGTGAGCAAACATGGCTAGCAGCGCCAGGGTGTCTTGGCACTTGATGACACGCGCCAACAGCGCTTGCAGGGTGTCGCGGTCGATGCTGTAAAAAAACTTGCGCACATCCACATGCAGCACCCATGCGCTGCGCGGGGCCTGGCGAATCACGCCTTGCAGCCAGTCGGCGGCCTGGTGCGTACCACGGCCCACGCGACAGGCAAAGCTGGTGTCGATGTAACGGCGCTCAAACAGCGGTGCAATCACGGCATACACCGCATGCTGCACCACCAGGTCACGAAACGCCGGCGCCTCAATCAGACGTGGCTTGCGGCCGTCTGTCACCCAAAATCGGTTGCATGGCTTCGGTTTGTAGTTTCCGGTTCGCAACTCGCGCTCCAACGTGTCCAGGTTAGTGCCCAGGTTGCGGCCAAACTCAAAACAGGCACGGTGGCTGCGTTTGCGGTCACCGGCTTTGTGGAATGCAGCCAGCAGCGCGGCTTGCGTGCAGATGTGCGGGTACAGGTTTCCAGTGCGTTTCATGGGCAGATGGCCTTGGCGATCATGCGCATACGCATCCAATGCAAGCATTTCTCAGTCACAGCACTGGGCATCAGCGCCACAAACAAGAGCGCGGCAAGAAACACCGCGACTTGAAATAACGCGACAAACCCAATTTTCGCAAGGGCAGCAACACGGCTGGCGACAGCTACCGAAGGGGTTTGTTGCAAAACATTTCGCCGCAAGGCACGACGGAGGCTCCCTCTTTGCCAGACGGTACACACCGCATGAGGCGTATATGGCATAGAGTCGCAGGCAAAGCCAACGTTGTTGTTGGCGTTCGTCCGGTTGTTGTTGAGATTGCGATTGCGAGACCCGGCATTGCTGCCGTTGTTCCAATTGCCACGAGAAATCACACAGAGCATGTTAAGCCTCCACCGCATTCTGGGGCGTGAGCCCCTGAATTTCTGACCTGACCCAGCCGCCGATCATGCGGCCCAGTTC